GAGCCGCGGCCGCCGTAGCAAGCCTTGTAACGCTTCGGCGCGAACAGCGGCTCGAACTTGGCCGGGACTGCCGCCTCGATCTTCCGCACACTGTCGAATGTGGCGGGCGCATTCATACGATGTCGTCCCTCGGCGGCACCGGCACGAGGCTGATGGAGAACTCGATCTTGGTTGAGATCGGGCCGCCATTCGGCCCCTGCAGCGTCGTGACCTGCTGCTCGGTGTACTTCTCGCGAAAACGGGCCTGCATCGACTTGGCCCAGACCTGCTGCTGGAACTTGTCGGCGAAGAGGGCGCGACACCCTACATCCTCCCACCACGAGTGCTCGAGCTCCTTGGCCCGCGTGATCGCTGTGCGAAATTCCGGGTGCGCTTCGGCCCAGCGGGCCATCGTGGCGCGGTCGACTTTGATGTTTGCGGAGATCTGCTCGGGCGACTTGCCCGCGGCCCCGAGCTCGATGACGCGCTCGCAGAAGCTGGGATCGTACTTGCTGGGTCGGCCTGCTGGCATGCGGTCCTCGATGTTGTTCGAGCCGCCTCAGACACCCCCTGCGTCGTGGACCAATCGCTAAGGCATCCGAAGCGGCTCGTTCGTACATGTAGCGTACATTTTGCCGCCTGCCAAGGTCTAACCTATTGATTTATAGTTCATCTCATGCACACTTGGTCAGCCCGAGGCAAAGGCGCGGAAGGCCTCGGGCAGGTCGTCGCCCATCGACCAGTTAATCTTGGGCAGCGTCGAGACGGGATCGACGCGGGCGGGCACGACCTTTGCGCCGGGCCAGACGCGCTTGGCCTCGTTGATCATCTCGAACTGCCAGACGACGCGGGCGAACTCCTCGACGGTCCAGACGGCGGCGAGGCGGTTGTCGGCCACGGCCTGCCTGGCGCTGTCGTCGTCAGCGCAGATGACCGCCAGGCGGCCGTCAGGCAGCAGGGCCTCCATGGTGCGCCGATCTACGGGAAGGGCTCCAGCGGCCTCCGCTGTGGCGCCCAGCACCCTCCAGGCGTTGACCATGCGCCCGGCCTCGTACTCGACGTTGGCGATCGAGCCGCCAGCCGCCTCCTCGGTGATGGCCTCGTCGAGCTTGTCCTTCTGCCGCCAGAACTTCTCGGCCATGTCGTTCGGCACGAGGGTCGGCAACCGACAGACCCCCCACCAAAGCTCTGCCCTGTGCGCCACCTCGTCGAGGGCCTCGAGGGCGATCTGGGAACGGGTCTTGGTCATTTCGATTTCCTTTTGGCCTTGGCCTTCACGATCTTGATTTCGGTCTGGGTCGAGCGGAGCCGGTTCTTGAGGGACGTGATCTGACCCGAGACGCGGGAGGCATTGACGAAAGCCGGCGCCAACTGGGACCTGATCGCCGAGAGCTCTGCCACGGCCGCGCGCCTGAATGCCGCCTGCTCGCCGCCCAGCCTGAACCCCTCCTCCTCGAGCCGCCTTTCGTGCTCGCGGGTGGTCTCCCGCCACAGGTCCCACCACGGCCCCTGCTCGATCTGGTAGGCCGTCAGTTCCGCCGTTTTTGACATGATCGCCGCCGTGAGCTGACGCTCCTCCAGCTCAAGCTCGGAGATGCGTCCAAGACCCTCTCCGAACAGCCCCAAGGAATTGCCTGTGCGCAATTCGCCGCAATCCAATGGAGGCGAATTGAGCGCGCCTTGCGCAATTCCCTTGGGGTTAGGGGAATTTGAAAATTGCGCACTTTCATTTGCGCAATTCTGCGCAATAGGGGTTTCAGGAATTGCGCACCCTGAAAACATGGCGGCGTAGTCGATTTCCTGCTCCTTTGCCTGACTACTGGACATTGTGGCCTTCGACAATTTCAGACCATGCCTGACGGTCGACGCGCAGCCCCTTGGTCATCTTCCGGTTGTACTCAAATTCCTCCTCCACAAGCGTGCCGGAGGACACCCAAGCCTCGATGATGCGCTTCGCCTCCTCCTCCTCCGCGCCGAGGTGGTCGACGATGACGTGGCCCGCCCAGCGGCTGTTGGAGCGGCCCGCCTTGGTGCGGCTGAAGGGGGTGCCGGTCTGGTTCCCGCTGGCATCAATGACGCCGATGTGGAGGGCACTCAGGATGGAGTTGATGGTGGCCTTGTCGACCCTGTCGAGGGGGCCGGGTATCTTCCACTGGGTGACGACGCCGACGTGGTCGCCGGGCTGGCCGAGGGGGCCATTGTTCAGGGCCACGTCCTCGAGCTTGTACCAGTCGCTGCGCTCGGCCGGCGGCGCGAGGTTCTGCTTGTCGGAGTAGGTGCGAAAGTGAACCCGGCGGTTCTCGACGCCGAACTTGGCCGCCTCGGACTCGCTCATGCCGTTGATGACGCGGGTGTCGCGGGTGGCATCCGTCAGCGCCTTGGCGCCGCGGCTGGTCTCAGCCGTCACCTCGCCGTCGCCATTCTTGCGCGTGTGGTGGACCAGCTCGATGGCGATATTGCAGACCTCGGCGAGCTGCCGCCACTGCCTCATCACGGCATTGATGGCGACGTTGTCATTCTCCGACACCATGTGGCTGGCAACGAAGGGGTCGATGGTGATCACGTCGATCCCCAGCCTCTTGATCTCGGCCTCAAGCTCGACAATGTCGGGCTCGATGATGATGGTCCCGGTGCGACTTTCCTGCCGGGCGATGCAGAGGGGGGTGTCGCGGCCCGAGTTCAGGTACAGGCGGTTGCCAATGTCTTCGCCAGTCACGCCGTACTGCTTGGCGATGGCAGCGAAGCGGCGGTCGAGCTCCTCGACGGGGTCCTCGAGGCACCACACCCAAACCTTCAGGGGCTTCTCGACGTTGACGCCCAGCAGCGGCTTGCCGGTCGCCATGGCGAGGGCCTCCGCGAAGGTCAGGGATGACTTGCCGACGCCTCCGGGTGCGACGGTGGCCGAGATGAAGCGGCGGATCAGGTGGCGCCCGTAGACCCACTGGCGGGGCGGGATTGACCTCTCGTCCTTGAGCACGAATGGCTGGGCCGCAATGCGGGGCCTGTCGCCATTGTCGCCGCCCTGCCCGTCACCCTGCCCCTCGTCTCGGCCGCCGCCCTGATCGCCCCTCGCCCTCGCCTTGGCCTGATAGGCGTCGGCGACGCTCTGGAGGGTCCGGTAGAATGTTCCATGTGTGTCACGCAGGCGACCGGCCTCGAAGCGTCTGATGATGTAGGCGCACTTCCGGAGGCACTCGTCGGGGCCGCGGGTGTTTTTGCCGGGAACGCTCACGACGACGCCCTTCTCGTACTGGGGCCAGGCCGCCTCGTAGAGCTCCTGCACGCTGGGGAGTGCGCCCGTGGTGCCCACGAGCTCGAAAAACACCGCCATCACTGTGCGGTGCATGTATGCCTCGCGCCCGTCCTCGATCTTGCCGGTGTCGAGGCCGAGGCTATTCTTTGAGCCGACCCGGTCGATGGGGTCATTCTTGTGGCTGGGGTCGAAGTCGTGGACCTTCTGCTGGTTGGGGTATGCCTTGGCGATCGCCTCCGCGGCGTAGCGCCGATTGGGGTCCTTCACCGGCCGGAGAGACGTCATCTCCGGCACGCGGTCCTTCTTCGTGGGCCACGCGACAGATCCAGCCAGGCGCATGATGCGGCCGGGATTGGTGATGGAGCGGTCGCCGTCGAGCATGTCTGCGAGGCCGCCGAAGAGTTGCCGGTGCTGCTCGGGGTCCGTGACCGGCTCCTGCAGCAGCCAGAAAAGCTGCAGGCGCGTGTGCGGATCGTTGCCGGTGCAGACGACGAACGTCGGCGGCATGTGCAGCGTGCGCTTTGGCGCCGCGTCGGCCGCGGCCTTCGCGTCAAGGTCGGCGCCCACGGCGGTTGTGGCGTAGTGGTCGGAATCCGAGGCGCGGCCGAATGGCGGCGTGTCGGGATCGCGCAACGCCACACCCACGTAGGCGTTGCGGCCGGCGGCATTCTGCTGCGCGGCGTAGGCGACGGCCTGATCCATGGCATCGACGCCGAACAACTGGCCGAGCCAGCCGTGTCCGGTGTTGATGGCGATCTCGATCAGGCCGTCGTCGTATTCTCGCGCGTGGCCGAAGAGGAGCTCGAGGTGGCGCCGCATGTCTTGCGTGTTAGGGGCGAGGTGCCCGGCGGCTTCGGCCATGGTCATAGTAGCTCCGTCGTCAGTTTAGTTGTGGAGTTTAATTTCGTTCAGGCGGCGCTCGGCCAGCATGTGCTCGCGTTGCTTCTGGTAGAGCTCTTCGTAGGCGCAGCGCAGGCAGTCGAGCGTCGAGGCCCGCACGTCAGAAAGTTCGCCTGGCTTGTATTTGAGACGCTGCAAGGTGTGCGGCGGAAGGTGCCAGCGACGCTCTGCCTTCTCGATCGACAGCGCCATATTCAGGCCGTCAGGGCGCCGCTCGTACTCAATGAGGAAGCGTGCGAGGCGAGATGCCTCATCGACACATTGTTTCGGTGTTAGGGGTTGAAATTTCCGGTCCACGGAAACGCTCCAGTGCTAAAAATGGCCGACCCCGAAGAGCCGGCCCAGTTTGGGGAGGTGCGTCGGATTACCCGCCGGCGGCCGGGGTCTCTTCACTTGGGAGGAAGTCCTTCCAAGTGACTGCGCCACTCGTGGCGCTTTCAATGATTGCGATTACGGGGAGCGGCGGAACCGTCTTCCCGCTGCGATACCGAAGGACAGCGACGCGGTTACGCCCGATGTCTCGGGCGAAGTCGTCGTCGGTCTTGCGGGCCAGCTTCATGTATTCGGACAGCTTCATGTGGCTGAACGTACATCAGATGCACGTTTCAACGCAAGCCCCAACGTGCATGCCAAGCGATACAAAGCTCAAAATGGTCGGAGTATGTGTACTGATGCCCCCGATTAAAAAACCAGAACGATCACGAACTCGCCATTACATCCGCGCCTGGCGAGAATACCGTAACCTGACGCAGCAGCAACTTGCCGACAGAATGCAGACAACCCGCGAGACGGTATCGCGCGTGGAAAATGGATTAGTGCCTTATAACCAAGATTTTATTGAGGTTTGCGCGAATGCGCTAAACTGCAGCCCGTCCGATCTCCTTGATCATAATCCTCAACTAGAAAATGCTGTTTCCGAGCTCCACCGGATTGTGATGGAGGCGTCGACCGACGACCAGCGCCGAATCTTGGCGGTCGCGAAAACCCTCTTGCAAAACAACGGCTAACGCGCAAAGTACATGCGAAGTACGATTT